GGAAAATCAATAGTAACAGTTTTACTAGGAGTCATAAGACTCGCTAAAGAAATTGGGGTGTCGCTCATTTTTAGTCCTTTTAGAAAGTGAATTTATATTTTGTAATTATAGTGGAGGGGAGATAAAATGTCAAGAGTTATTTTTGGTAGGAGTAAGAAAAAGGGGCCGAAGCCCCTTAAAAAGTTATTATAGTTATTAATCGTTTCTATATGTAATAGTTACTTCATCAGCACTATCAACATCTGTAGGCAGTGCGTGGAAAGTAGTGTCTAAAGAAATTACATCCTCGATACTATGTTGAGGAATCTCTAAGTGACAGTTTGGAAGCGCTACCACTATTCTAGGTCCAGAAGCTCCTCCAATTGTGAAAGTAGTATCAAAACTATTAGTAATAGTATTTGTTGCTTCAATCAAAGTTTCAAAAAGTTCGGCACTTTCGCCTGCGCCTGTTCCAATATAGCAAGTGAAGTTTCCACCAATGCTACGTGTTCCAGTAACGTGTTCTAGAGGCTGATTAATTTCTCCAAGAGTTTCGGGCGTTAGATAAGTAATATTATTATTAAAAGTAATATTACCTCCAGTCAGTGTTACACTGTAGCTCGATTCGGCAATATCGCCTACTGTAGAAGCGCTTAGTGAAAGAGTAGTTAGTCGATTTCGAATATAGTTATTGTTTCCATCAACATCTCTGGACACAGCGACACTACCATCAAACGAGGCTGCTTCAGTAATAATTTTGCCGAAACCAGACCATGCGATTGTAGCAATTCCATCTACTTCAAAATCAATGGAAGCTTCATTTACTACGCAAGTTTCAATTTTATAAATCTTAACAGTACTAGAATCAGCGTAATTTTCATCGGAATCTGTTGAAGCGCCCATTACAAAGTACAAATCAAAAGTGCCTAGATTTGACTTATTTGAAGCTGTGGAAGTTACTGCCCAGCTACTTGCAGCGACCGTAATAGGCCCCGCAGTGGTTCCTGTGTAAGCATCTTTATAGAAAAAACTTGCCCATAAAGCGTCCTCTGCAGGTTGCGAAGTATTTGGTCGAGCATATGATTGGAAAGACCACTCTGCAGGTGCATAGGAGTCATTGAACATTTGACGTGCTCTACGACTCTCTCCCGCTGTAGATTCCATTTCGTTCAAAGTAATTTCTGAAGCATTTGTAGCTTGAGAAAAAGAAAAACCATCAAGAACTGGAATTTCCCAAGTTGTAGAGTCTTTGACCAAGTAGACTTTGGTATCTCTGCTAAAAAGTAAACTCATAATTTATCTCCTCTTATTAACCTGAGTAGGTAATAGTTACTTCGTCCGCAGAATTAACATCTGAAGGAAGCGCGTGGAACGTAGTATCAAGAGCAATTACATCTTCAATACTATGCTGTGGTATTTCCAAGTGACATTTAGGCAGAGAGATAGAACAACTTCCGCCTCCAATATCAAACTTTAGATTAAATTCGTTTGTAATTACAGAAGTGGACTCAATCAAGTTCTCAAATAAATCAATAGTTTTATTTGCACTACTATCTAAGTATGCTGTAAAGTTTCCTGTAATTGTACGAGTTCCTGTAACGTGCTCTAAGGGCTGATTGATTCTACCTAGAGTTTCTGGAGTTAAATATGTAATATTATTTGTGAAAGTAATATTACCCCCAGTAAGGGTAACATCATAATCTCCTGCTACTACCCCTTCTGCTTGAGAAGAACTAATTGATAGCTGAGTAAGCCTGTTACGAATATAGTTACTCGTGCTATTTAGATTTCTTGCCTCTAACAGAGCAGAATTATTTGTATTCATACTAGCTGCTTCAGTAATAATTTTACCAAAACCAGACCATCCAATTGTTGCAATTCCGTCTACGTCAAAGTCAATTGAAGCCTCATTAACTACGCAGTCTGAAATCTCATAAATAGTAATTCCATCAGCACTACTTGTAGTAAAATCTGAAGAAGAACTAGAATTTGTAGCTCCCATTACAAAATACAAATCAAAAGTACCGAGAACGGACAAATCGGAAGAGTTTGAACTTACAGTCATTCCGCCAGCAGTAGCACTTCCACTGATTGCCGTAGAGCCCCAAGTTTTGCTAGTGTTATTAAAAGTTGAGTCTGTGAAGAAGGAAGCCCAAAGAGCATCTTCTGCAGGAAGCCCAGTATTTGGGCGCATATATGATTGAAAAGACCACTCTGCTGGTGCATAGGAGTCATTGAACATTTGACGTGCTCTACGACTTTTATTGCCCGCAGTACTCATTTCACTTAGAGTAATTTCTGAAGCATTTGTAGCTTGTGAGAAAGAAAACCCGTCAAGAACAGGAATCTTCCAAAAGCGGCCTGAATGCTTTAAATACACTTTCGTATCTCTACTAAAATGTAATGCCATAGCTTATCAGTAATTTGATGAGTATACTGAACATTGTTTTGTCTATCGGTATACTGCAATCTAGAATTAGTTTCTACAACTGTTTCTATATCTTCTAGTAATTTGTCTAAGGCTTCTACGGCGTCTTCTTCTTTCACATATGCTCTTATACTTAGAGAAAGAAATCTGTCTTTGTAGCCTCCCCCTTGGTAATCTCGGGTTTCTGACCCCGCATTTAGGTGAAGAGAAGGAAAATCTTCTACTTCATCCCAGAACTTTAATCTAGGGCTAACATTGTTATAAACATTAGTTAAAAAATTTCCTGTGCCATTTATACCTTTTAACTTTTCGACTAAAGAGTTTACAATAGATTGTCTTCGTGTTGTGTATAATCTATCTTCCACTATACTCTCCTAGTGTAAAATCTTCCTATTGCAAAGTTTAATGCAATCTCTCTAATTGAAGAGTCAATTAGCCGTCTTGGGTCTTGCTCAGGATCTCCTTTACTGTACCCCATTTCATATGTTTGGTACGGGCTCTTCATATAAGTGTAGCCAATACTAGGAAAGCCTTTTGGAGTTACATTTACATCTGTAACTCTTACCGACCCCGCAAACCTTCCGGTTCTATTATTTAGTGCGGGGTCTCCCATGTTTTTCAAAACTGTTTGAGGAAGTTTTTGATTAATAATCCCCATAATATTTTGTAAATTCAACAAAGGCTTTGCAGGTCTATCTTCTCTAGCTGCTTTGCCTAATCTAACGGCTGCCGGGGTAAACTTAGGGGCTACTTTTCCCTGTCCTTTTCTTTTTTTGCTATTGCCCGTACTATCCCCGTTATTTATCTTTTGTTTCTTAAAGTTTGCTCCTTTAGTTTCTGCAAGCTCATTTAAAATTCTTTTTTCTGCGACTGTTACCGGACTATCGGAAGCTTCATTTTCGGGCCAGTTTTCTCTGTCTAGTATATCATTTAAGGCTTTTTGCATTTTGGCTAAGTCTTCTCCCCGGTTTTCTCCTTTACCTTGTAGAAAAACACTCAACTCTGAAATAACTCCTGGCCTTGGATCTCCTTCCTTTACTATAACTAATTCATACTCTGTAGCTATTTCTTGTATAAATCGCGAGGCTTTAGCATTCATACTTCCGAAATCAAATAAAGCTTGATTTAAAGCTCTCTGTCTTTGAAAAGAAACAGAACTATCTGATGTATGCCCAATATCCAAAAATGCGGAAACTATTAATTTTCCTTTTTTATTTTTCTCTCGTAGTCTTGCAATCTGTGTAGACTCTTGCCTTCCGGCGTTTAAAGAAGCTATCTGATTGTCTAACTTTATTACAAGAGGTCTTTGGGCTTGTTGCTTTGCTCTTCTAAAGTACCGAAAAACATTTAATTTTTTACCCGGCTTTGCCGCTAGTTGAAAAGTAAAACTACTAGGACTGCCTGTTCTGAAACCTACAATATACTGCTTTCTATTTGTATTAAACTTTGCTGGGTCAAATGCCTCGTACAGTTTTTTGCACATAACGGGCACCCCTTCATTAATAATTCTTTCTATACTCTCAGGAAGCTCTAAATTTCCGCCAGATCTATGTTTTAATTCTTTTCGTATCTGGTCTCGTATATCACCTACATCAATAGTGACCACGTGAGCCTCGAAGTCAGACACTAAACGTCTATAGTCTTCTGAGCTTTGCTTTAGCTTATCTTCAAGTATTGTTGCTAAAGCCTCTAGGTCTTTTTTTGCCATTAAAAGTTTTTATACAAATCAAGAACTCTCTTGATATGGTCTGGGAAAGCAGGACTGTTTCTTAGACTTGTCTCTGCATTTTCTCGCGTGGCTCCCGACAGCGTTTGACGAGTTTTGTGCTCGTCTCTTAAATAATATGTAATTAAATCAGCAACTGCTAATTGTAAATCTACAGGGCACGTAGCATACCCTGCACGATATGTAACTTTAACAGACCCCGCGCCAGAAGGCCAGTTTCTGTAACCAGTACCCTCTACGCGGAAGATACTGTCTGTATCTAAATCAATATAATATTTTGTACTATCCATAACAGCATAAGAAGAAGTTACATTGTCTCTAGTTTCTACTTGGCTTACAGAAATTAAAGGGCTTTCTGTAAGTTGAAGAATGTGAGAGTCCCAATTAAATGAAAACTCTTCAACTTTATCTACTGAATAGTAATCAACTATGCTATTTCCACAATAGTTTTTTACCAATTGACTCACAGCAGGTACAAATATATCTAGCTTAGTATCCTCCTTCGTAGAAGAAATACCCTCCAGATCCTTGTATTTATCTATAGTAATTAAGTCTGCCATAAGTCAATTAGTAAAAAACTTGGGGCGGTTCGCCGCCCCAGGTTATAATGTAAAGTAAGTATTAACCGAAGTTCAAACGAACAGCAGCTGACTTACCAGATACATTGTTAAACAGCTCATCAAAGCCCAAGTGCTGTGTACCTACGAGTACACGACGCTGCTCAGTTACTTGATAATCTGTTTCGATATTCACGCCACGGAGACGTGGAATAACGAAGTTGCGAGTATTTACAGCAAACGCACCTACGTTTTGACCGTTAGTTGGAGTCACGGCAGGGAAGTTATCAGAAATAACAACTGGTGAGCCGTATACTTGACCAACTTGACCTACCAACTTCAGAGCTGTGTCTGAACCGACTTCAAATACGTTATCGAATTCTACGTCGTTAATGAGGTCATGGTAAACGTCTTGTGAGATGATGTAAACTACGTCTGCAGGGTTAAGGCCATACACGCCCATTTCCTTACGCATGTTAACCAGGTCCTTCGCAACTACACGACGAGCGTT